ATGATGAGCTTCCGCTTCGGCTTCTGCACGGGCTTCGCGATCCGCGGCACGCCACGCTCGGAGAGCAGGTCGTTGAGGCGGGTGATCGCCCCCGGGCCGGTGCTCGAGCCGTCGGCCGAGTCGCAGGAGATGAACCGCATGCGGTACTGCTGCCACAGGTCGGCCGCCCAGTCCGCCCACCACTCGAGGTCCTTCTTCGTGTGGTAGACCTCGGCCACGCGGTAGGCGCGCCCCTCGGCGTCGTGCCCCACGACCTCGATTGCGCCGGGGCTCGTGTGGCCGAAGTCCATGCCGGCTCCGAACCACGTGAGTTGCGTGGCGACGCCGAGGTCGGGGAGCTCGAGGGTGACCGGCTCGCCGCGCAGCGGCTTGCCGAAGGCGTCCGGTGTCCATACGAGCTTCCCCACCTGCAGGTGGACGTAGGGGTTCCACTGTTCGAACACGAGGCCGGAGGCCGTGCGCCAGAGCCCGAGGAAGAGGCGGTCTCGGGTGTGCCCGACGAGCTGGGAGGCCAGGCGGTCGACGTACTCGCGGGTGATCGCGGGGTTGTCCTTGTGCCAGGAGAGCACGCGCTCTCGCCCAGCCTTGCGTGCGCGGCGCAGGCCGTGCGCCATCGGGTCAGGGAAGCGTCGGTTCGCCCAGTGGAACTCGGCATCGGGGTTGGCGTCGCCGAGCAGGAGGTGCCAACCCGGTCCGCCCGGACGGCGGAGCGCGCGGTGGAGGCTCATCCACTCCATCTCCGTCAGCTCCGTCATCTCGTTCACGTAGATGATGTGGTACTGCGTGGAGAAGAGCCGGCGCCCCTGGTCCATCCCCCCGAGGATCATCACGGCACCGTTCTGATGCTCGTACTTCGTCCGGTGCTCGCGGCTCTTCGCTCCGATGGCGGGGTGCCCCGGGTGGAGCACCTCGTTCTCGAAGGTGTCGAGCCAGGACTCGTTGAGCGACACGCGCGTCTTGCGCAGCACGAGGATCTTGCAGCGCGGCCAGCGGTCCATGAAGGCCCACAGGAACTTGCCGATCGCCAGCGACTTCCCCGTACCGGCTGGCCCGACGACCATGCACTCCTGCGGCGGGATCTCCTTCCCCTGCAGCCAGCGGAAGAGCACCACGCCCGCGCCGCGGAGCCGGAACTTGTCCGGCGGGTTCGCGAGGCCGGCCATCTACGCGATCTGGTGGCGCTGGACGATCTCGTTCAGCGCGTCGCGCTGGCGCGGGAGGAGGGCGCGGTCCTTCCGGAACACACGCTCGCTGCACTCCTCGAGCACGTCGCGCTCCCACTGGAAGCGGAGCTCGATCTCCTGGGCGAGGCGCACCGTCGCGATGTCGTTGGCGATCTCGGGCGCCTCACTCGTCGCCGTCTGCGCCTGCCTCAGGGTCTTCTTCGTGGGCTGGTAGGGCATGGGGTTCGTCGCTGTCCTTCGGGAACACGGTCAGCTCGAGCGACTCGTCGTCTTCGTCCTCGAGCACGATGACCTGTCGGTTGGTGAGGGCGCCAGAGTGCTGCAGGCGGCGCATGCGCGAGAAGCGCTCGCCGAAGCGCTGCTCGAGCACCCACGCGGCGGCTTTCCATCGGTCGGGGTTGTCGTCCTCGCGCTCCTCGACGGCCGGCACGGAGTTGACCTCTCCGTCCTTGCCCTTGAGCTTGATCCAGAACTTCTTGAGGGACTTCACCTTCCCCTGGTTGGCGCACTCCATGACGATCCGGAGCGCCTCGCGCTCGCAGGCCGCCTCGGCCCGATCGAGCATCGCCATGAAGTCGGCCAGGCTCGGGTCGCCCCTAGAGCCGCGGTCGCGCCAGCCTTGGAAGGTGTCCCAGGTGACACCACAGGCTCGGCATGCCGTGATGAAGTGGTTGCCCTCGGAGATGATCGTCTCGAGCACCTTGAGCTGCAGAGGCGTCGGGTAGGCGAGTGTCCCCTGGTTCCCGAGCTTGTCCGCGCGCTCGGCGATGACCTGGTCGTTGGTCTTCTCGTCGCTCATGGAGTGCTGGCGCCGGCCGATCGCCGCGGCCAGCGCGCGGCTCGAAGGATGGTCCCCAACGGGTGCGACTCCTGCCGGTGATCGCTAGGGGTGTCCGTACACCGCTTGGACATGGTACTCGTGGATCGAGATGATCCGGCCCTCGTTGGTTCCGTTGAGCGTGATCTCGACCCGGTAGCGCTGGCCCGCTTCGATGACCACGGACGCGGCCTCGAGCACGGCCATCTGGATGCGGTACTTGAAGTTGTAGCCCGGCGCGCCGAGCTTCCAGCCGGCATCGAGCACGGGCGCGTCGAAGAAGGGGCCGGTGGCTCCGTTGCCTGGAGAGAGGGCCAGGAACTCGTGCACGACCCCGCGGTCGATCGACTTGAAGATCCGGATGTCGATGTCGTCGATTTCCGCCGCCATCGGGAGCACGCCGTCGCCGTAGGCGAAGAGGTCCATCGGCTGCCAGTCGACGCCCTCAGGGACCTTGTGCTGGTAGATGCGCGGCGCGGTCATTTGCGAGACGCGAGGTCAGTCGCGAGGTCGAGGTACGCGGCGTTGATGAAGTAGTACCGCGGCCAGGTGTTCTCGACGAAGTCGGTGAAGTCCTCGAGCTTCGGGTGTTGCGTCGGAGGGCCGAGCTCGAAGCTCTCGATGTGCGGTCCCTGGATCTTCCGCGGCGCGAACGGGAGCGCCGCCAGGAACCCGAGGAGGCCGCGGCGGGTGGGCTGCATGGTCCTATCGTGTGTCCCCGAGGGTCGAGCTCGCAAGAGCGTTCCCGCCCTTCCGCGAGCTGGCCAGCGCGTTGTCGCCCCGGACGAGCCCCGGATCGGACTGGACGGGCTCGATGGGCGGAGCGGGCTGGTGCTCCGACCGGAGGCGCATCATCTGCATGAAGCGGTTGCGCTTCAGGGCCCGGAGGAACCGGCCGTAGAAGCTGGCACGGAGGATCCCTCCTGTGACCTGCCTGCGCGCGCGTCGCTGTCGCGGTGCGCTCGAGCGCTGCGGGTCGCCCGCGATCGGGTGCGACGCTCCGAGGTGGATGCCGATGGCCGTCATGTAGCCGGCCGTCGCGGTCGAGAAGTTGAGCTGGAACCCGCCGGGGATGCTCCCGGCCCAGGACGCGCGCTGCGCGACGTTGGCGAGGTCGTCGTAGGTCAGGAGCGCGTCGTCACCCTGCCGACAGCTCGGGTTGTGGGTTACCGCCGTCAGGTTCTCCTGCGCTCGGATCGTGGCCGCCCTGCTCCCCTTCGTGCCGGTGATGAACCAGCCGGCGGCCGAGGCCGTCGCTCCGTCCGTGAGCGTGTCCTCGGCGGCCAGGAGGAAGCTTGCGCCCAGCACGAGGCTCGGCTGCATCCCGAGGTCGTCGAAGTCCTGGGCTCCTGTCGAGCCCGCGATCGGCATGTTGGCGACGCCGACCTGGAACGGCCCGCCGAACTTGATCGCCAAGTAGCGCATGTTCACCGCCGTGGCGTTCACGCCCGCGTAGGTGAATCCGGTGGAGTTGATCGCCGCCGTCATGCCGATCTCGGTGCGTCCCACCGCCGTGAGTCCGCACACGATCTGCGTCGAGCGCAGGATCCCGTCCGCGTCGGAAGGCTCCCCTGCCGCCCAGTTAGCCATGCTGGCCTTCTGGATCGTTCCAGCAACGGCGCCACCGATCCCGATGTAGGTCTGGTTCGCCACGCGCGTCGGGCTGTCCGAGGAGTTGCGCGACGGCAGGGCGATGAGTAGGTCGGGCTGGAACTCCGTGCCTGCCCCTCCGGTGTCCTGCTGCACCGGAGTGGTCGAGGAGATGGCGAGCGACCCACCCCAGCTCCGCATCGCGCTCCCTGCGAGCAGGATCGCCTTGCCCTTGACCTGCGCCGCAACCGTGGTGAACGAGAGCGAGACTCCGCCTGGGATGGCGGAAGCGACGACGGAGATGATGTCGTTCCCCGTGCTCGCGTTCGTGGGCAGGATCACCGCCGCGTTGTCGCCCTCGAGGCCGTCGGGGTCTTGCACGCCGACGCCCGCCCCGCTCCGGATCTGTGCGCAGACCGCGCCCCCAATGTTGCCTGGAATGCCGCTGTCTACCCCCTCGATCGAAACGATCGCCATGCCCGCTCGCGCCGGGTTCTCGTCGGTGTCGTCGTTGGTCGAGTTGCCCCACAGGAGGATCACGGCCTTCACGTCCTCCGTGATGTCCGGGCTCGTGATGTTGAGCGTGCTCGGAGCGGAGGCCGGGGTGGTGAACTCGACGACGGCCCACTGGTCGGGCATCAGGCGCTCCACCCTTTCCGGCTGCAGGGCATGGCGTTGTCACCGACGAGTGAGCCGGCCAGAGCGTTCGCCCCCTTCGGCCACCCGCGCTCGCGCACCGCGGGCGTGAACTCCTCGATGCCGAGGTGCCTCTTCGGTCGGCGGAGCAGGCGCCGAACCGCGGCTCGAGCTCGCTGCAGGATGCTGAGCCACTTCGGCGGCGAGGCCTGGTGTCCCCCCAGGGGTTGCTTCGCTCGAGCTCGCTGGCCTTGGACCGCTCGGATCCGCTTCACCTTCTGGATCCAGACCCCGCCGGTCCCCTGCTGCGGAGTCGGGCCGGGAACCGGGAGCGCATGGCGCGCCGCCGCGTTGCGCGCCTGCACGGCGAGCCTCCGGCGTCGCAGGACAACCACGAG